CAACTAAAACATTTGCCGTTAGTGATTCATTTTTGGAAATTACAAGCGTTAATATGACATGGGGAAATCAATCTGGTCTTTTTGCTTCTGCATCTTCTCAACAACTATACACTATGTCTGTGGAAAATGGATTGAACCTTGATTTTACATCTGTAAAGAAGTTTAGGGGTTCTGTTATTGCTATTGTTATGGGTAAGGATGTTGGACTTGCCCCGAATGAAGCGCCTGGAGTTAATGGTAGTTATAATATTCAAGTGACCCTCGGTCTTAAAAATCTTGGTAGTAACTCTTTTACTGGAACCTTCTTTATGTCTGTATTGAATGACGGAACCTTTAGTATCGGCGATAATTCGGCACGTGCGTCGATTGGAAACTTGACTGGCGATATGGTTTTGATGGCACGTGATTCTCCTATGGGAGATTATCATGAAATTTACGGAGGTAGTTTCTGGAGTTCTCTTAAACATATTGTTAATAAAGTTGCGCATGGAGTTGAAACTGCCGCAGTTCCAGTAGCGACCGCCTTCGGCAACCCTGCTGCTGGTCAAGCGGTTCAATCTATTGCTTCTGGCGTAAGGCAATTGTCTGGAGGAAGATTAGTTAGAGGATAAGATACAAAATAGTGTAAATAATTAACTCTTTATAGAAGAATTTTAAAAACGATTTTACACAAAAAGATATTATACGATAAAACATCATTATTATAATAACAGTAGATTATAATAATTATGGCGAGTTTAACTCTTAATGGACGAGTATGGAAAAAGGATGATGACTATGAAACGAGTAAATATATATGGGAAATGTTAATTCCATATATAGACAAGGATAAAACGATTTATGACCCATTCTATTGTAGCGGATTAACAAAGACCTATTTTAATGAATTGGGATATAATAATATCATCCATAATGACGAAGACTTTTATACCTCTTATAAGAAGTATGATTTTGACATTATTGTGAGCAATCCTCCATTTTCGAATAAGAAAAAAGTATGTGAAACTCTAAAGCATATCAATAAACCTTTTATTATGATAATGCCTGTTAGTACGATTACTAAAAAATTTTGGAGAGAAATATTTAAGGATAATGATATTAGTATTTTAATACCGAATGGAAGGATGCAATTTTCAAGAAAAGGAGAACAGTTAAAGCGTTGTTGGTTTGATTGTTGTTTTTATACATATAAATTAGGATTAGATAAACAATTAATTTTTTTATAAAAGTTTGTTTCTCTCTTTTTTTATATTATATTACTATACATGAAAAATTATTTGTTAGAACCTACTACCGATAGATATTGTTTATTCCCTATTAAAGACATCGAAATATGGGATTTTTATAAAAAATCGGTATCCTCTTTTTGGACGACGGAAGAGATAAATTTTTCTGGAGATTTGAAAGACTATAACAATATGAGTGAAGGAGAACGATATTTTATTAAAATGATATTAGCATTTTTTGCGAGTAGTGATGGAGTGGTTAATGAAAATCTTGTATTACGATTTAGCAACGAAATTCAATTACCCGAAGCGAGAGCAGTATATAGTATTCAAAATTTTATGGAAACTATACATAGCGAAACATACTCTTTATTGATTGATTCATATATAAAAGATAAAGACGAAAAAATGAAATGTTTTAACGCTATTCAAGAATATCCATGCATCAAAAAAAAATGTGAATGGGGAATGAAATGGATAAGCGATAAAGAGAGTTCTTTTGAGAAAAGATTAATAGCGTTTGCGTGTATAGAAGGGATTTTCTTTAGTGGAGCATTTTGCGCTATATATTGGTTAAAAAAACGTGGATTAATGAAAGGGTTATGTTTTAGTAACGAGTTAATAAGCAGAGACGAAGGATTACATACGGAATTTGCCGTTTTATTATATACAAAATATTGTGAGAGATTAGAAGAAAAAGAAATATATACACTCTTTAAAGAGTGTGTGGATATTGAAAAAGAATTTATTATTGATGCACTTCCATGTAGGTTAATAGGTATGAATTCGAACCTCATGACACAATATATAGAATATGTAGCAGATAGATTATTAATACAACTCGGTTATGATAAATTATATAACGCACAAAATCCGTTTTCATTTATGGAGGCAATATCAATAGAAAGTAAAACGAACTTCTTTGAAAAAAGGGTTGCGGAATATAGTTTAGCGGACGGCGGGTCGAGAGAAACGGCATTCAATTTTGCTGGAAATTTTTAACATTTTTTTATTTCTCTCTATTTTTCTTTTGAAGACACATAAATATATTATATGTTTAAAAATCATTCTTATTATATCCTATTATTGTAAAGATGTTTTGTAATGATAATGATAGCGATAATTATGAAACAGATAAATTAGGTTGGGAAATAATACAAAAATATATATCAAAAGATAAATTGATATGGTCTCCTTTTTATTGTAATGGTAAGCAAAAAGAATATTTTGAAGACATGGGTTATAATATAATACACGAAGATAAGGATTTTTTCTCTTATACGCCTGAAAATTATGATATGATTGTAGATAATCCTCCATTTTCTAAATTTAAGGACATCTGTATAAGATTAAAAGAATTAGATAAACCGTTTATTATTATAGGATTTTCAAGAGTTATTTTAATGAAGTGGTTTCAAAAACTATTCAAAGATGATTTACAAGTTATAATACCGTTTAAGCGTCCCACATTTACGCATTTAACTACTCCTAAAAGAGGATATACTCCCCCTTATGGGGTTCAATATTATTGTTATAAAATGAATTTGGATAAAGACTTGATTTTTATTGATTGAATTATTTTCTCTCTATTTTATAAATATGGAGAAGGAAAATGAAGACGAAATATTATATCAACCTTCTAAATATTCATTCTATAAGCGACGGAAACTAAGAAGAAAATTAAATCAAAAACATAGAAAAGATACAAGAATATATTTTGAAAATATTGTGGAGAGATTGAATGATAAAGAAGACTACCTCTTTATGGAGGATATAGATATGAATGTGCCTGAACGGAAATTATTAAAATATATATAGGGTTTTTTGAAATATTTTTTTTAAAAGTATAATATAAATGTATGTATTAGATATTGCGGGTAATATAATCTATATGTCCTCTTGCTCTTGCTCCTCTTGTGAGATGGATATTGCTGGTAATTTTATAGAATTGTCTTGTAATCGAGGTAGTTGTGGAGTATTTATTGATTCTTTATCAATTTCCTCTTTTTGCTTGTCGTAATCGATTTTAAATAAAGGGTCATTTACACTCTGTTTAGAGTATGACCTATTTTTCTCAATTTCAACTAAATCATTCAATAGTCTCTTCTTAATTGCATCAAGGTCATAATTGCTCGTATTAATATGGTCTGTATCTATTCGAGGAGTTTGCTTTTGATATATTGCCCTTCTTTTAAAAACAAGTTTTAATGAAAATGTTTGAAATCTTGGTACTATAACTGGAAATAAGTCTCCATCACTATCTACCCAGAATGCTTTTATATCTATGGTCTTGAGTGGAATTTGACTTGTCATGGTATTCCATCGCAATTGTAATCCTTCCGCTTGAAATTGAATATCACTTCTATCATTAAGAGTGGTAGGCAACGTAAAATCGGTTAATATAGGTCTTGTTTGATTATTTGTGGTAGGCAGTAGTTCGTTATTTACTGGAATTGTGTCGCTTTGAAAAACAATAGATTTAAATTCATTCCATAGGTTTATCGTAGGGAATTCTTGTTTAATCTCTAAAAATGTGTCTCCATTAAGAGTTATAATATTTTTCCCATTCCCCTTTTGTAATATAAATAATTTATAAATTGATTGATTGCTTGGTACTGGATTTTCTGGACTGCCTGGAACATATTGAAATCCATAAAAAGATGGAATAATATTATATAAATATCTATTTACTCTTAATTCTATTGTTGCTACTCCAGTTTGAGATTGGTCTTGATAAAATGGGTCCGCAATAATGGATATGATTTGCGTATCCGCTTCATAAAAAAATAATGGGGCAGTATCTATTGGAGTTGTTGGAAATTCTACTTTAAATCTATCAAAAGCGGTTTGGATTGCTTCATTTATCCCTTGTAAGAGTTGCTCTACACTCCATATTGCTTTATTATATCTTGGATTTGGATTATTGGTTTGGTCTAAATAAACTACAGTTTCTCTATATGTAATAGAACCGAAGGCGAGTTCAATAAAATATGGGTCTGTAGGATTTGTTAAAATCAATAAAGGGATAAATAATCCTGGAACTGAAAATCTTGCTACTGCTACTTCATATTCATTAGGTCTTTCTAAAATTGTATCCGCTCTTGTAGTGGAAAAATTTAACTCTTTAAAGGATAAAATGCCTCCCGTATCATCAAAATTAACTTGTTCTGTAATATTATAATAAATAAGGTCTTCTTTACTTTGTTCCATTTTATATATATCTATATTAAAAATAGAGAGAATTAAACACACAATTTTATTTCTCTCTTTTATGGAATTATGGAAGTAGGGAATGAAGGGAGTTCTTTTTATAAGTTATGAATATTCTTTGAAAATATAAAGGTTATATATGTAAATGCCTAAATAACCTCCATAACCTCCCGTCCTCCATAACTCTTATAAGACCCTTACCATAAAAAAGTCCATGATAGATAACCAGCAGTCCAGAAATCTTTGAATGATTTTTTTTCATTCGAGTGTCTGTTTCTATATAAACGTTTTCTCATTTTATCTCCATGGTCATATTTACTATATAATCCTAAACCAGTAGTGTCTTTAAATTGATCGTAAGGTATTCCATTCGGTCTTATCCCCCCGAAGTGGATTTTTACTTCTTTACCTGTTTCTTTGTTTTGTAAAATTGCCTGATATTTACTTGTAGATTTTTCACTTTTTTCAAATCGTACTAATTTATATAATTTTTTTGAATATCTTACCATTTATTATATCTATATATAATAAATGAGAGATTATATCCCACATAGATATATGCATCACTATGAAAGTATTGAATATTATATCCATACTATTATAGGTTATGTAAAACAAATACCGAGAGAATACAAAAAATTGTGTCCTTCAAAAGATTAAACGGCAAATGCTCCCTTTTCATATAGTATATATTCTGGATTTTTATATAATGTTACTGCTCTGCTTGGTAAATTTACAATTTTTCTTATCATTCTGTCATCAAATCCTTCATAAGTTTTCAAATATTTTCTTATATTATTTTTTGCTGAAGATTTAGGAAAAAATGTTATACTTGTTGCCTCGTTTAAGAGTTTTCTTGTTTCATGATGATTGTTGATAAGATGATTAATAATAAGCATCGTTGTATTCGAATGTCTGTTGGTTTCCACAAGATTATTTACAATTGCTACAATATTATTTTTAACATTTTTGTTGGGAATACTTAACACGTCATCAAATAATACAATAGCGTTCGAAATTTCTTCTTCTCTTAATGGTTCTTCTAAGAGTTCATAAGGATTTATAACAGATGGTTCTAATTTATTAATATCTTCACTCGACGGCACTCCACTTATCAATACAAAATCATTATTTTCATTTTTGTATCTTTTAAGATATTGTTTTACAAGTTGAGTAGCAAAATAAGTTTTACCACTTCCACTACTACCAGTAATATAAAATCTTTCTTCTTTATTAAAATTTAGTAAAGGAATTAATTTTCCTGATTTTAGAATAAATCCCTTATGTTTAATTTTTTCAAACTCTTCAAGGATTTTATAGTAAGCATCTTTTTCTCTCTCTTCAATCGGTTCAATCCCAGTTTTTATAGCATTATCTAAAATTTCATATTCTTCATCGGTAAATCTGTCCGTTATAGATTTAGGTAAATTTATAAGGTCCTTTTTATAAGTTTTCATGTATAAAAATTTTCCATTATCATTACCTCCAATAATTTTAGCAATAGGGATACCTTTACTATCTTGACCTTTTCTTCCAATTGAAAAAGACATTATTATATTATATACATATTTTTTTTATCTATCTAATATATATAGATGGTAAATTACTTTATTAAAGAAGGAGCAGAACGAGATGGGAAGACATTTTTCCAACTTGTTAAACAAGAACCTGGGAAACCGAACGTTACTCTTGCGAGACGATACGCTAAAAGCGAAACCGCAAGAAAAGCAAGAACTGCGATGATGAAAAAGGTAAAAGGCACTGGTAAAGGAAATCGAAGGGGTAAAAAACAAGCGCCTCAATATGAATCAATATAAATTTTTTTATATATATAATATATAAACATGAGTAGTAGCACTCTTCAAAGATTAATGATGTCGGCACAACAACAACCTGAATCGATGCTGGACCGCTTACACGGCGGACAACTACCTCCATCAAAAGCAAATGAACTTGTATCTCATCATGCGATAAGTCATGGAAGACCACATAGAAGCACAGATTTTTCTCCTGAAGTAAGAACCGAAACAAGATTTTCTCAACCTCAAGGGTCAATCCCCAGCGAAATTTTAGTTAATACAGCAAAAGAGAGAGGTCAAGACATGCGCGAAGAACAACAGATTTTAACTCAAATGATAAGAGATAATAACACAATTCAAGAGAATTTTTAAAAGTATTTAATATATGTATATTATAAAGAATGGTAAGGAATATTGATGATGCAATCAAAATAGCGGAGAAAATCCCTCTTAGCGGACAAGATTTAAAAAATATAACGAATGGTAAAGCGAATATTCTACGTTATAGCGATTTAATGAATTACGAAAATATTGAGCAAGTCCTCGGCGAACATGGGGCAGCAATAATATTATACCAGACGGAGCGTGATTTCGGTCATTATGCATCTATATTCAAGTCCGCACAAGACCCTGAAGGAACTTTAATATTTTTTGATAGTTTAGGAATAACTATGGATAAAGAGTTAAAATTATCTACCTTTAATGCGAAGAACATGGGAGGAACCGCCGTACCACATTTAACTGATTTAGTAAGAGCATCAAATTATAAAGTTATATCAAATACAAAAAAACTACAATTAAATGCCTTTGCGAATAATACATGCGGAAGATATGCGGCGATGAGAATTGTATGGAGAGCGTTATCAAATAAAGAATTTAATTATATTTTATTATCGAATAAATTTTATAATCCTGATTATTGGATAAGTATTTTAACAATTCCACATCAACAACTTTTAGAATTAATAATATCATAATAATATAAATGATAAATGTCTTATTTTTATTATTTTCTTGCGTTTTTATTAACTCTTATAAGTTGCTTGATTATGCTACTCTTGAAAGAGGAGAGATTATGTTTTATCCTTGCGATGATATATCTCCACAACTGGAACGAACATTTATAGAAGTAATTGAAAATGTAAATGAATATGATTTATTCACATTATCATATAACAGTAGTAAATCATATGCATCATATCCTAACGAAATAAATACAATATGTAATATTGATTTATCAAAAGGTTATGGATATACAATCCATTATCCTGGATACTCTAACGAGAGTGATATTGAAATATCTAATGATTTACTCTATATAGATACAACGTTATATAATGTAGTTATACACGAAATTTTACACGCATTAACCTTAGCGCATACAACCGATGAAGGAATTATGAATTATAAAGTCAATATAGACCATTATGGAAATATCAAACGAGATAATAACAAGATATATATATCCCTCGATGATTATAAAGGATTAAAATATGTTTATGAAAAATTAAAAAAGAGAGAAACAACATGTAATAAAAAAAATATAATAAAATGGATAAATAATTGCGTCAAGGAATAAATAATATATTCTATATATATATATAGATATGGATACTATCAGTACCGAAGTTGAAGACCTACCACTACCAGAGCAACCACTTGAAAAGGTTGTAAAAGCAAAACGCAAAGCATCAGCATATAACACATTTATTCAAGAAAATTATAGTAAAGTATTGAAATTCCCTCCAAAGGACAGATTTAAGAAACTTGCGTCCATGTGGGCAAAACATAAGAAGAAAATGAGTAAGTAAGATGCATTATGTATGTATTATAAATCTTATAAGAGTTATAATATATGTATTTTTTGTTATACATCAATCAATAAATTTTCTTTTTCTAAATATTCTAATACTTCATAATAATTAAAAACATAACTCGCATAATTGCCTATTGTTCTTTCTATTTTAAACACTTGCGGAGAATTCTTGAAAATAGACCTTATTTTATTCTTGAATTTTGTTGCGGTTTTCTCTCTACTGCTTGTATTATTATTGTATCTATCGACCCATTTCTTAAAATCTTTATATAAATCCGTTGCTTTCGTATTACATGTTAAACTTATATTTTCTCTTTTTGCTTCTTCTCCATATTTATTACAATAATATTCTAAAAATTGAATTTCAATAGGAATGGATGATTTTTGAATTTCTTTATATAAATGGGTTATAGGTCTATCTTTCAAATCTTTTATTTCTCTCTTTTTTAGAAAATTATAGAATGATTTACAAATATCTTCATCGTTAAATGCATCCATTAATGGATTAAAATATAATTGTCTTCTTTCTATTTTTGTTTTTTTAGGTAAAGGCATAACACTCTCAAAACATATAAATCTTCTATCGGTTAAAGATATAGATATAGGAACGTCATTATTACTCAAAAATATATATCTACCTACGTTGTTAATTTCAAATACATCAACATGTTTTTTTTCAAAATTCAGTACTGGTTGCGTGATAAGATTTTTTATATTTTCTTTTTTTGTAAATGTGTCTTTTCCGCTTGTTTCGTCCATAACTATCAAGACCTTATTGTTATTGCTGTTAAATCGTCCTAATAACATTTCAATATTATCGGTCTGTAAATAATATTTTTTACCCAATATTTTTCTTCCAAAATTATCAAAAAATACATTTTTACCCACTCCTTCGATGCTTTTAAATAATATTGCTAATTCTGGGAGCGTCCCTGGATTTTGAACTATATCTGCTAAGTAATCTAACATATATTCTAAATTACGCTTATCTTTATCATATTCTTTACCTCCTACAAGATGATGAATATGGTTTATTATAATATCAAAATTTTCGAACTCTTCATGGATATAATTTTCAATATGAAATTTTTTAAATGTGTTATATGTATAATGTTTTACTGATAATGGGTTCGGTAAGAAATTCATATCCTCATAACTTCTCGCAAACCTATCGCAATACCACTCTTTTAAGAATGAACTTTCTTTTTTAGACTTGTCTCTTTTCCAATTACCATTTTCTTCCACAAGAATAATAGATAAATGTTTATATATTATAGAGAATTTTGTTAAGGAATAAATATTTAATTCATCATTTACAAGTCTTACATAAGAAGAATTTTGATTTATTCTAAAATTATATTGCTCGAAATATTCCTTTTGTCTGTCATATAATATATTGTTTAATCTATTCATCTCTGGTTTCCCTAATTCCACAACTTTTTTACACTCTTCTTCGCTGGGTATAATATTCCAAAATATAGTGTTATTGAATGTATAATCTTTCCCATTTTCATAGGTTAATATATCATTCATTATATTTTCGGTAAAAGGTTTAATGCTCCAAGAGAGAGAAAATCCAGTAGTTTTTTTTGTTATTTTCGGCAACATATCTAAAATATTCTTATCTGTTTTTTTAATCATAAATCCATCATAACAATAGATAAATTTATTTTTTTTTAATAAGATTTTTATTCACGAGTTCATTATAGACTGCTTCTATTATTTTACGCTCTTCATTACAAAGAAAATGACTTATAAGAGTAGAATAAATATCTTTCTTTTCATCCTTGCCCCCTTTCGACGCTTCAATTAATTCTTCCCATATTTCCATATTTTCCTTTTTTACATAATTTTCGGTTATATATCTTACCTCACTCCTCAAAGATAATAATAACTCGGTTGCTTCGGTTTTTTCATCAAGTCCTTGTTCTTTTTTCCATGTATTAAATCCTCCTAAATATAATCCCATTCTTATAAATAATTGTTTCACACTTCCTCTTTTTGATAAATCTTTTTTACCGAAAAAATGAATAATTGCATCTTCAATTATGTTCTCTCTATTTTCACAATATAGTTTAATATTTTTATAGTTATTTAATGGAATGTTATTCTTTTTACATAGTTGATATAGGATATTAAAATGTGCGTTGTCAATATCATAGTCAATATAATCACTATCTTTCAAGAGTGTATGTCTAAACTCTTTAGGAATCATAGATATTGATATACTTTTAGGATAATATGCCCTACCATAACCGCATGAATGGATTGATGGATAAACCTCAAGAATATCATTTCTTACTGCTTTATATATCTTAATAAGAAAATTACGTGTAGAATAACCCTCTCTATTAAGAGTATCATATCCACTCTCTATTATTCTGTTAAGTAGATTTGTGTTGATTTCTTCTCTAAACATGTTTTTTCCAGAAAAAATAGTAGATTGATTTTTCTCAATCTTCCACATGATTATATATTATATATAAATATTTCTTTAAATATTTTTTAAGATTATTAACTTATACCCATAATTGATTAGTTTTTAAATTCATTTTATATGCTACAAAACACGTGTAAAATGATGTGTTTTTATTCTCTTTCTCTCCATCTATTTGATAATGTAGTTTTCCACGTGGTATAATTATTTGCGTGTTTTCTAAATCCATGATTTCTCGAAAATAATTCGAGAATGTATTACATATATTCATAATGATGATAAAAGGTTTATTTATTTGCATCAATCTTTTAAGAATATTTTTTTTAATCTCCGTACCAAAGGGAATATTAGTTATAATTATATCACATTTCGGTATTTCACATGTTAATATATCCCATGTTGTATTACCTATAACTTTATAACCCATTTCTTCCCATATTTCTATTGATTTAGAATTTGTCGCATTTAACATACATGCTTCCCATATAACATACTCTTTAGGGACAAGATTTTTTAACTTTTCCCATACCCATTTAGGAGTATAATATTGATCGTAGGTCTTGTAAGAGGATAATGCTTTAAAATCGGCACACATATTAGGAATTGATATATAATAATGATAAAAATTATGTATCAATTATACGAAAAAATAGTTCAATTATACTTTAAGAATTTACTGCTATATTGTATTTTTCTAAATATTTCTTATTTCTTTGATTTGCTATAATATTTTTAATTTGCGTTATTGTTTCTTCTGTAGGATTTTCCTCTTTTAATAACTCTTGTGGGAGTAAATTTTCATATCGATTTTTATAATATCCATGCTTCTTTTTCCATTTTCCGTTAGAATTATGATAATATCTCTTATATGCCTGATTATGGTAAGCGTTCAAAGGAATACCCTTAATCATTTTAATATTATATATAGTATGTATTTTTTAAGTGCTTTATCTTAATTATGATATAATAGGGAGTTATGGAGTTCCATGGAGGTTGTTAAAAAAGAACTCCAGTAATGGGTTTTTTTTATTTATGACTGATTATGGTAAGGAAGGTAGTGGGTAATGGACAATATAGGTCAATAGAGGGAATACATGGAGGTCTTTTCTTATTTTATGTATATTTTTTTGTAAATAGAGAGATACATATATAATATAGGTTTTTTACTTCCCTATCCTCCGCAACTCCATAAAGTTATTTCTCTCTTTTTCATTTCTCTCTTTTCTAAAACCATAATGAACTTTTATTTGCATCAATAATGAATGGAAATCCAAAATTATATCGTGTATCTGGATATTTCAATTTCTTATATATTAAATCTCCATTATCGTCTGTCTGTGTCTTAATAAGTGTTTTCGGTTTAACATAACCCTCAATTAATTCAAAATCGTCATAAACTACTCCATTCGGTAATATTTTTTGAACTCTGCCTGTTGATACATTTAATTTTTCTCCGTCTGTAAAAGGTCTAAATAAAACTTTTAATGCTTTTTTTACCATTCTTATAAGAGGTTTTGTATCTTTATTTTGTTCTCTCAAGTTTCTTAATTCTGCTCCTAAAATTTCTATATATTCCTTTACTCTTTTTCTAAAACCGAAAACATTTTCGTCTTCAATCCTATCGAATAACCTCTGTTGTTGTGCCGCGATTTTTGCATCTTCTTGGAGTTGTCCCACTCTTTCTCTTACTATTTCATCATTTACGTCTTGTTCTTCCGTTGTTGGAATATTTCCAGTAAAATCTATAACTGGACTTAATCGTAGTCGAATATCTTTACTTTCTTGCCATCTTTTCTCTTTTGCTGTAGGTTCTCTACCCATTCTATTTAATAAAAATGTACTTCTATCAAGTTTATACTTCATGTTGCCTTCTCTGTCTCGAACACTTTTGCTTTGACTTGGATCGACATCGTCGTATCTGTCCTCGTTTTGACGGATTAATTTTGCGATAAATCCTCCTCTTTTGCTTTGTCCTCCGTACATAGTCATAAGTTTTTGACTGCCCCCTACCATTAATCCTAAATCTGTTAAGAGTGGAGTATGTAGGCGAGTGCGAAACCCTTTACTGTGATGTTCTGTCATGTTATATATAATATAACTATATTTTTTTTTACTAAATATAATTTATACTCTTTTTAGATTTATGAAAAATCTAAAATTGTGAAAATTTTTAGTCATAAATCTAATAAATCTATAAATTACCGCTGGATTTATCATAAATAATATTATTTATGATTGTTTTTAGTCATAAATCTAATAAATCCAGTATTTACCGCTGGATTTTTCACTTTCGTGGATTTATTATTTAAGACAAATTACTACATAAAGAAATCCTAATTACTAATATTATATATGTATAATACTGCTTATAGAGAAAAATTCCAAAATAAAAATGTGATTGAAAATGATTTAAAATTCGGCAAGAGTAGAGAGAAAATTATTCAAACCCATATCAATAAATTCTTACATGCTAATTTTGTAAATAGAGATTTAAAAAAGAAGGATGCAACAATCGATTTTTTTGACTCTAATAAGAACTATGAATGTGAGGTTAAATCCAGACGTGTAAGATTTAATCAATATCCTACTACAATTTTAAAAATGACTAAAATGAGATATTTTAGAAAAAAAATAGAAGAAGATGATACATGTAGATGTTTTGCTTCTTTCGAATTTTTAAATTGTATTACTCTTATCGAATTTACAAAAGAAAATTTATATAAATATAATGAAGGTTTTGTGAAAACATATAAAAATGGGATATGTGAGAATGAATTACATGTGAAAATTCCTATTGAAGAATTAACAATAATTCATAAAAAGAGAGATACGTGTCATGTTCCATATGATGCAATTTAAATAGTTATTGAGAATTTATTAAGACATTCTATTTTTGACTTAATATGTTCTATAACTACATCTGCTGCTGTTCTATATTTTTTTTTCTTTATCAATATACTCTCAATTTCTATCGTTATTTCGTTATATCGGCAACTCGCAACCTCATGTTCTATATATTTACCCCCATAATTTAAAAATGTATTCACTCCAGTAAGAGTTCCTACAATTAAATAACCGAATGAATTTATATATTTACTATAAATATGTTCATCTCCATAAAATTGGTTCGTAAAAGACATAATTAATGGTACTAAAATGGAAGGCAGAGATAAAATATAAAATATTGCTTTTTTTATCTTTGACGCTTTTGTATGTTTTTGACTGGTTATATTACAATAACTACTCCACTCCTCCAGTTTATCCTCTATATTATCCGTCCATTTCATTTCCAGTCTGTCTATATCCTCACTCAAAGAAGTGCTATTATGGAGTTCTTCTTCATCCATTTATATATTGTATATATAAAAAATATAAAGACAATTAACTTATGTATATAGTCTAAAGATAATGACTTTTGGAGAGATTAAACATTTAATTGATAATGAAGAAAAATCAAAAAAGATATGGAAGTTAGAAAAAAAAATAAATTATCTTAAAAAAAAGGATAAGATTGTTATATGTGATAATTGTGGAAAAGAGTTAAAATATTACTCTTATAAGAACCATAAAAAAAGATGTGATAAACAACAATAATAAGTTATAATATCAGTAGTAAAATATATTGATATATAAATGGATAAATTATTCATGTATGTAGAAGAAAATAAACAACTCTTTAGAGATGCTGATTATAAAATGATTGTCGATTGTATTATGGAAAATAAAGAGTATGAAAAAAGAAAACATCTTAAATGTAAGAGATTATATGAAAAACTACAAATGATGACAAATGATTATATCCGTATCAGTAAGGCATTTATTAACCTCTTTTTAGAGAGAGAAGGATATATAATATCAAACCCTTTACCGAGTAATTCTTTAGATATGGAATATGAAGAATTTTCAAGGGATAATTGACTATTTTTTTTGATAGTTAAAATACTATTAATTTTCTCTCAATAATATAAAATGGATAAAGGTAAAAGAAAGATAAAAAAAAGTTATGTTCCAGATACACTTACAAAATCTCAAAAAGCAAAACAAATAAAATCAATAAAGGAAAAAACGGAAAGACCTAAACTCAATATTAAAACACGCCGTTCAAAATGGACTATTAAAGCAGAAAAATATTTTGGAAAAGGTAAAACTTCTGTTGATGATATAGCAAAGAAATTAAAAATACCGAAAAAAGGATTGGAAGAAATTATGTTGAAAGGAAAAGCAGCATATTATAATTCAGGTTCAAGACCGAATCAAACCGCATTCTCATGGTCTTATGGTAGGTTATTTTCCGTTCTCTTTGGAGGGGCAAGTCGCAATATAGACCGAGCAATTGTTGAAAAATATAAAATTCCATTATTGAAATAAAAATATTAATATATTATATAATAAGATGGCAACAAATCGGTTGGTCTCACTTGGAAAAAGTAAATTAAACAATCTTATGATTGATGCAATACAAGTAGATACAAGCACTCAATTAAGAACTAATACAATTGATAATTATGACGGAACAGCAGTCATATCATTTTCTAATAATAAATTGGAAAATGTGTTAAATCCCGTTAATAATACTGACGTAGCAAACAAACAATATGTAGATACAGCGGTACAAGGAGCAGGAGGGGGCGGGGTAAATAATCCTATGACCTCTAACCTTGATGCAAATAATTTTAACATATCAAATGTTAATTCTTTATCGGTTAATGGAATAGGAAATCCAGGGAACGGAAATATAAGCGTTACCGATAACATGGAACATGGAGGAAATGATATAACAAATGTTAATCTTTTAAGAGTGGATAATATACGAGCAAGAACAGGAAATAGTATAGATATTATAAATAATTTAGATTGTCAAACAAACACAATAGAAAATATAAGTAGCAGTAGTAGTAGTAGTGGGGTTGTGAATAAATCTTATATTGATAATGCCGATACACAACTTCAAAATGCGATAATTACGAACTCTTTAGATATTGCATCAAATCTCTCTTCTATAACAACGAATACAGGAAATATAACATCAAATACAGCAAATATAGCATCAAATACTTCAAATATATCTTCTAACGCAAATCAAATTATAAATAACGCTAATAATATAACGTCTCTTCAATCAAGAGTTACTATAGCAGAGCAGGATATATCAACAAATCAATCTAATATTTTTTTAAATTCAACAAATATAGCAACTAAGACAAGTATAAATGATGCAATAAATAATAGCACAACTCAAACATGGAGTAATCAAAAAATATATAATGAATTGTTATTATCAGGTAATAGGGATTATGCGGGTTTAGATGGGTCGGTCGAGAAGGTAAATTTAAATATTGTAAGCACACAACCGAAAATCGGTAGGATTGAATCTTATACCGCTCTTGTGAATTTAAGTGCGGGACAACCAGTTTTATATAATTATGGAGGGACAGGCGCTATATCCGTAAGTAATATAGGAACTTTACCAGCACAACAACAAATAGTAGGTATAAACCTTAATGATGTTGCCGCTGGAGGAACTGCGGAAGTTTTAGTAAATGGTTTTGGGACGTGCCGTAGGACTTCGATAAATTTACCTACTACTAATTCTGTAGCACTTAATAATACGACAAATGGAACAGTAGGAACTCTTACAAATCAAACGACTTTTACGGATAGCGGAGGGACTGGAGGGACTTATAGTAGTAATCAAAATTATTCTATAACTTTTGACGCTGGGAGCGGTAGGACAATAAATTTTACTATTGTCAGTTTATCTTTTGAACATACTACTTCAAGATTGTATGATAGACTGGGTTTTCAAACTTCAAATGATGGAGTAAATTATTCAAATCCTAATTTATCTGGTTTCCATACCACAAATGTGACTACTCCTCCTTTTGGAACTTTTTATGTAGGTAATAATCAAAGGTCAAATGATACAACTGGTAATGTATTTCCAGAAAATACAACAATTCTTACTGGAACAGGAGGTAGCACTACACAAAATACAGGGGCAAGATATTTACGATTTTTCTTTTTTAGTGATAGTTCTTCAAATGATGCAGGATGGGAATTGACTTTAACCCCCTCCACTCCATACGCAACTAACGCTATTCCAGTACCAGTAGCAACAACTATGTATGTTGATAGTAATGACCTTACAAAAATAACAGACACAAATACTTCACAACTCCCTATAGGTTTTGTAGCATATAATAATGCGGATAATGATTCTATATTTTGTAGAATTCATCCCGCACAACATTCTTCATAAAATTGAATTGAATAAACACATATATATCTATATGTATAAGTTATGAATAAATATCATAACTCAAAAATATATTCTATAAAGAGTAAGAAAACCGATGAAGTATATATAGGCAGTACGATAAAATCATTAAAACATAGACTACAACAACATAGAAGCGATTATAAATGTTATGAAAACGGAAAAGAAAATTATATAACCTCTTATGAGATTGTAAAATATGATGATGCATATATAGAACTCATAGAAGATTATCCATGTGAAAATAAAACAGAATTAACTAAAAAAGAAGGAGAATATATAAGGAATAATAAATGCGTCAATAAAGTTATAGAAGGACGAACAAGAAAAGAATATCTTATTGATAATAAAGATAAGATAAAAGAACAAAAAAAACAAATATATATAGAAAATCAAGATAGGATAAAAGAAAAAAGTAAAAAATGGATAGAAGAAAATAAAGAAAAAAGAAGAGAATATGAAACACAATATTATATTAAAAATAATGAAAAAAAGAAAGAATATCATAAAAAATGGAGAGAAGAAAATAAAGAAAAAAGAAGAGAATATCTTAAACAATACAGAGAAAAAAATAAAGAAAAAAGAAAAAAATGGAGAGAAGAAAACAAAGAGAAATTAAAAGAATATCAAAAAGAATATTATGAGAGAAACAAAAATAAATAAAAATATATTTATATAGTATATAATAATGAGTAATACAGACCGCATCAATTATTCAATTTCGAAGAAGAATGAAGAAGATACTCCAGTAAGAGCAGAATTTAGTACGGGAAGAACTACCGAAGTAGTTACGTCCCCAAATGAATATGAAGCACAAGTAAAGGCATTTAGAATTGAAACAACAAATCAACTCTTAACAGAGTTCGATGGAACTTCTAAACATTCAATAGCAATTGCCCTTATAGGAGGGGTAAGTGGTAATTTTATACCAAGAAATTTTCAAGCAAATGAAATAAGACATCCAAAACAATATTTATCATACATTAATGGAGAGATTGATAACGCTATGGCGGGAGTGAGAGCATTTAATCCAGCATTCCAAGGAGGAATAAATGATGAAAATCCTTTTGTTGCCTTTGATGGAAGCGAACATAAATATACAATTTTTATTCCAAAATATACTGGTACATATAATCTTCTAATTACATTCTCTCCAGAGGTAAATAGAAATCTCAATTTATCCACTTTATATCAAAGTCAAGCAAATCGTAGTCCTAATCAAAAAGCGTTCCTTTTAGACCAACCAAAAGACTTACTTATTACTGTAGGTTCTTTAGAATATTATAGATATTATTCTCAAGGTATTCCGCAAGGATTAAGTGATATTGATTCCATA